TAGAAATAGCGAAAAGATGGTGTCCATACGAAATATCTATCGTTTCAATTCCGGCAGATCCAACGGTTGGCGTTGGGCGAGAATTGGAAGAGAAACAAGAAGGACAAAACAAGGGTAATAATACTTTAAGTGCAGAGATGTACAAAAAGCAATTACAAATAAATAATAATATTTTAAAAAAGGAGAAAAGATGACTAGAAAACAAAAAATGGAAAAGAAAATCCAAAGACAACAAGAATTACTTGATTTAGCGAAAACAGAAAATCGCTCAATGAGCGAGAATGAAGAAAGGGAATTTAATGTACTGCAACAAGACATTGAAGAATTAAGAAATGAGCAAGAAGAACAAAGCGGAAGTATTGGTGAAGCAGAAGCGGAAAGAGAACGAATCTTAACAATTCAAGACTTATGCAGAAGTGTAGGAGTAGAAGCGGACGACTACATAAGGAACAAAACAACAGTAGAGGCAGTAAGAGCAACCCTACTAGAGAATCTAATTGCAGCAGGTGCGCCGATTCCAATACGAGGAACAAACGACATAACAGTGCAAGCATCAGAGGAGGATAAGTTTCGTAGTGCAGCAGCAGATGCCTTAGTTATGCGTGGTGGTGTAAGCGTGGAGAAACCAGCGGATGGGGCGAACGAACTAAGAGGAATAAGTTTGCGAGATCTAGCAATCGAAACGCTACAAAAAACGGGCGAAAGCGGGCTAAACAGAAAAAGCAATGATGAATTATTTGTAATGCTAAACAGGGACTATCATACACCAACATCACTGTTTCCAGCTATTCTAGACACTGCAATTAACAAGGCGTATGTCGAAGGACATAAGAAAGCAGGAACAACGTTTGAAACGTGGGTGAAAAAAGGCTCACTAAGCGACTTTAAAACGCAAAGCAATAACTATCTAGCAGGACCAGCAGGAGACTTCTTGATGATTCCGGAAGGTGGCGAATTAAAGCACGATATCCCAACAGACGAAAAAATGCCATCTAGACAACTAAGGACATATGGACGTCAATTTACGATGACAAGAGAAGCTTTTATTAATGACGATATCGGATTTTTGAGTTCAATACCAGCTAAATATGCAGCAGCAGCCAAGAGAACGCAAAACAAGCAAGTATATGAAGTTCTAACCAAGAATCCGGCTATTTATGATGGGACTCCGCTGTTTAGTGTAACCCACAAAAACACGCTAACAACGGGAACGGGAATAACTCTAGAGGTGCTACAAAAAATGTTCCTAGCGTTACAAATGCAAAAAAATCAATTCAAAGAAGCAATTGTAATCAGACCAGCAATTTTAATATTGCCAGTTGGCTACAAGTTTACAATGGAAACAATTTTGAATAGTCCGACAATCAACACAGTTGGAAACACGCAGGCAGTAAATCCACTGTATTCATACAGAAATGGTCTAGAAATTGTAGAAGACGCAACATTAAATGTATTAGCAGGGGAAAGTGCAGCAGTGCCTTGGTATTTAGTTGGAGACAATAATGATGTATCTAGCATTCAAATAGATTACTTGAATGGACAAGAGATACCAACAATTAGAAGAATGGAAAAATCAGGACAATTGGGCTTTACATGGGATATTTATTTAGACTGGGGAATTACCGTAATGGACTTCAGAGGAATCATAAGAAATCCGGGTGTACCAATAGCAAATCCATTAGATTAGGAGGAAAAATATGAGTGCAGTATATATACAAAAAGGTGAAGTGCTAGATTACAAAAATGAAACAACCGATGTGATCACAGCAAGTACAATTAAAAAGTTTGGAGAAAAAGTAGGTGTTATTGGGGGAAATATTCCCCCCGGAGAAACAGGGGCAATACATATGGTGGGAGTGTATCAAATGCCTAAAACAAACAATGCGGAAACTGTTCAATTAGGACAAAGTGTGTACTTTGACGGAATGGCGATAACAACGACAGAAAGTGGCAATACACTAGCAGGTTATGCTGTAGAGGAAAGTACGACCACACAGTCAACGGTAGTAATTAAACTAGTAGGATAGGAGGAGTAAAAATGAAAATAATTGCAACACATCCAATTCTATACTTATCAAAACAGTATAAAGTCGGTGATGAATTGCCAGCCAACGACCATGAAATGGTAGAGGCGTGGCTTAAGGCGAAAACAGCAAAAAAAGAAGAAACAGCAAAAGAAGAAACGCCAAAAGAGAGCAAGCCCAAGAAAGAAGTAGAGAAAAAATAATATGAACTTTAAAGATATTCTTAAAAATGATATAACAAGCGTATTTTTAAATGATTTAGAATTTGCAGACAAACACAATATAGACGGAGTAGATATGCTATGCATTATAGATAATAGCGAACTGGAAGAACGCAAGAAGTTGTATACACACTATATGGATGGAATATTCGAAGGAAAGACATTAATCTATGTAAGAGCAGCAGATATGGGAGTATTGCCAGGAGTATCAAAGCGTCTGTACCTAGATAACGAACCTTACACAGTAGAAGAAGCGATGGATGAGTGCGGCATATACTCGATTGTATTGGAGGCGATTTTTAGTGATTAATATTGAGCTAGACCCTAATGTACTAAGTGCAATAAACGCCAAGTTAGAAGTGGTCGGAAAAGAGGCACCTTATTTAATTCAAAACACATTAAATGAGGTGGCGAAAAAGGCACGTGATATGCTAGCTGAAAAAGCACAGGAAACATATGCATTAAAAACAAATAGTTTCAAAAAGGATATGAAGATAAAAAGAGCGACCAAGGGAAATTTGGAGGCGGTTATAAAAACTAAAGGCGGTGTATTGGAATTGAGAGATTTCAAGGCATCGCCTAGTGGCTATGTACCAGGAAGAAGAAAAGGGAGTTTAGGGGTAAAAGGAAAAGTATTAAAAAGCAGTAGTATGAAACGCTTAGACCTAGGAGGCAACAAGGCCTTTATTATAAGGTTTAAAAGCGGACATATAAGCGTTGCTCAAAGAGTTCCAGGTAAAAGAATGAAGAGCAATCCACAAAAAGAATTTGTAAAGAAATTATTAAGTCCCTCAATACCTAAAATGATAGGAAATGAGAAAAAGGTATACGGTATTGTTCGCCCAAGGATAGAGGAGGATATACAAAATAGCATAAACAAACATCTTAAAAGAATATTAGGAGGATAAGTATGACAGCGGCGAACCTGCAAGATGCCCTAGTAAAAGAACTAAAACAAACACTGAAAGATTTTAGGCACCTAGCACCAAAACAAAGAGGAATCCAAGGAGAAGACCAACGAATTGAGTATAATGTCTACGCCCAAGACTTACCCGAGAAACTACTGGCTGAAAAAGGAGCATTTCCGTATGTAATAGTAAGGGTACAAGAAGGAAAGTTTGAAAGTAAGGAAACTCAAGAAGTAACAACACTACTACTAGTTGGTTCCTATGATTCAAAATTAGAACCCCAAGGACATCGACAAGTAATAAATATAATCATGAAAATAGTAGAAAGATTCAGAAAAAATCCCTTACTAGAAAAATATTATATGGCAGAGCCAGATATAAGGTGGAATTTGCAGGAGGAAGATACAAGACCGATTTTCTTTGGGGGAATAATAATAAGATGGAAGATAAAAGCGATTGAAAAGGAGGATATATACGCATGAGCAATTCAAGCAAAAAAGAAGAAAGAGAAGAACAGGTAATAAAACCAGTGGCATATATAGGACCCACGGTGCAGGGCATTGTGATCAGAGGGACTATATTTTCCAATGGCCTACCAAAAGCATTAAAAGAGGAGATAAGAGATAAACCATTTTTAAACAGTCTAATAATACCAATAAACAATTTAACAACCGCACAGGCAGAGTTGAGAAAAGAAAATAGTCCAATTAATATTTTTTATAAAAAAGCAATTGAGTATGTGAATGAAGGAGGAAGAAAATAATGTATAAACACGGAATTACAGTAACAGAAAGTTCCGCAAGCATAGCTACCCCAATTACAGGAAATGCAGGTTTGCAAGTGGTTTTTGGAACAGCTCCTGTAAACTTAGCAAAAGCCCCATATGATACTGTTAATAAACTATTTTTAATTAATAGCATGGAAGAGGCGAGAGTGAATCTAGGATATAGTGAGGATTTTGGAAACTACACGTTATGTCAATCTATGGATGCAAGTTTCTTGTTATATAACATAGCACCTATTATTTTATGTAATGTACTGGACCCCACGAAACATAAAAAGATAAATCCAGAGGAAACGCTTGCTTTTGCAAATGGACAATGCACCCTAAAGATAAAAGGGGTGTTACTAGATACATTAAAAATTAAAATAGGAGCAAGTGAACTGTTGTTAGATACAGATTATATTGCTACCTTTAACGATAGTGGCGATGTTTTAATTACACTACTAAATGAGACGCAAGGAACATTAACGGTGGCAAGCATATCAATTGATCCAGCAGTTGTAACAGAAACAGACATTATAGGTGGTATAGATATAGAAACAGGGCAAGAAAAAGGCATGGAATTAGTAAGACAAGTATATCCAAAGTTTGGGTTAACAGCAGGATTCCTAATAGCCCCAGGTTGGAGCCACAAATTGGCAGTAGCGGGAACCTTAGTAGCGAAGTCACAAGAAATTAATGGTGTATTTAAGGCAACGAACGTAATTGACCTAGATACAACCATCGCAAAAAATAGAGATAGCTGCAAAGAGTTAAAAGAAGAATATAGTCTAACAGATAAAACGACTATCTTAACCTGGCCACAGGTACAAATAAGCACAAAAGTGTATCATTATTCTGCTGTATACGCAGCAGCTGTCGCATATCTAGATGCACGAAACGATGATGTACCAAATTTATCTCCATCAAACAAGTTAATAAGCATTAACAAAACAGTATTAGCAGATGGAACAGAAGTAATATTGGACCAAGTAAAAGCAAATGAATTAAATGCACTGGGGATTGTTACCGCATTAAATAATAATGGATGGAGAAGCTGGGGAAACAATACAGCGTGCTATCCAGATATAACGGACCCAAAAGATAGATGGATATGTTG